AATGAGTGTTCAAGGGCAACCAAAGAAAACACTTAAAGAGATAATTGCTGAAGAATATCGTAAATGTGCGTTAGACCCCGTTTACTTTATGAAAAAATATTGTGTAATTCAGCATCCGGTGAGAGGAAAAATACCCTTTCACCTTTATCCTTTCCAGGAAGAATGTATGACCGATTTTAAAGATAATCGTTTTAACATTATTCTTAAAAGTAGACAGTTAGGTTTATCAACTCTTTCTGCCGGCTTTATTCTTTGGAAAATGTTATTCAATCAGGACTTCAACGCATTGGTTATTGCAACAAAGGTGACAGTAGCTAAAAACCTTGTAGAAAAGGTTAGAGTGATGCACGATTTACTTCCTGTTTGGTTAAGAGATGGTGGTAATAGTTCAGTTGAAGATAACAAACTATCACTTAAATTAAAAAATGGTTCACAAGTAAAAGCAATCGCATCTTCTCCAGATGCCGGACGTTCTGAAGCCCTATCCCTATTGGTTGTGGATGAGGCTGCATTCATTAGAGATATAGATGAAATTTGGTTATCAGCACAATCAACCCTTTCAACAGGTGGTTCGGCAATCGTATTATCAACTCCAAATGGTGTGGGTAACTGGTTCCATAAAATGTGGGTAGAAGCAGAAAGTGGTACAAATGGATTTAATACTATAAAACTCCATTGGACAGTTCACCCAGAAAGAAATCAGGAATGGAGAGATGAGCAGACACGTATTTTAGGACATAAAGGTGCAGCGCAAGAATGTGATTGTGACTTTATAGGTTCCGGTGATAACGTAATTGACCCACAACTATTACTTTGGTATAAGGAAACTTATATTATGGACCCGGTAGAAAAAAGAGGATTTGATGGAAACCTTTGGGTATGGGAACATCCTAACTACAACAGACAATATATGGTTGTAGCCGACGTAGCAAGAGGTGATGGTTCGGATTATTCAACAGCACAGGTTATTGATATAGAAGATTGTTCGCAAGTAGCAGAGTACAAAGGTAAATTAGATACAAAAGATTTTGGAAACTTTTTAACCGCTTTAGCAACTGAATACAACAATGCACTTTTAGTAATAGAAAATTCAAATGTGGGTTGGGCAACAATTCAACAATGTATAGATAGACAATATGGAAATCTATTTTATATGAGTCAGGATTTAAAATACATTGATATTGAAAAACAAATGAATAACCGATATTACAGAGATGAAAAGAAAATGGTTGCCGGATTCAGTACAACTACAAAGACCAGACCTCTTATCATTTCTGCATTAGATACCTATATGAATGAAAAAGAAATTCTAATTCGTTCATCTCGTCTTATTGATGAATTATTTACATTTATATGGAATAGTGGTAGAGCAGAAGCTATGAAGGGTTATAATGATGACTTGACAATGGCATTGGGTATTGGATTATGGGTTCGTAATACTGCATTGAGATTAAGACAAGAAGGTATAGATTTAACAAAATCAATGTTAGGTTCTGCGCAGGTAAAAAGACACGAAGGTGTTTATACTGCAAATCACGTAAAACAAAATCCATATGAAATGGATTTGAAAAGAGGTGAAAAAGAGAATTTACATTGGTTATTGGGATAATCTTATATTTATAAGTTGATATGGCACAATTGACAAAAATATTAAAAGAAGATTTAGATAAGTGGTTTAAGGAGAAGTGGGTCAACATCGGCAAAAAAGTAGATGGTAAACACCCACCATGCGGAACTTCTGGAGAAAAAAGTGGATATGCCAAATGTGTTCCTGCTGCAAAGGCTGCCGGAATGAGTAAAAAAGAAAAAGAATCTGCAACTCGTAGAAAAAGAGCTGCACAAAATAAAGCAGGTAGAGGTGGTAGTGATAGCAAAGGACAAGGCAAAACACCAATATATGTTTCTACCAAACCTAAAAACGAAGATTGGAGTGAAAAATATAAAAATAGTATAGATTGTAATAACCCCAAAGGTTTCAGCCAAAGAGCACACTGTCAGGGTAAGAAAAAAAATGAAACTATGAATATAGAAGAAAAACTAAATTTATTTTTAGAAAAGAATTGTCCAACTGATCCAGGAAAATGGGCAGCATCAAAAGCAGCAGCAAAATCTAAATTTGATGTATATCCATCTGCATATGCAAATGGTTGGGCAGCAAAAAATTATAAATCAAAAGGTGGTGGCTGGAGAACTTGTAATGAAAGTTTAGGTGAACTAAACGCATTGCATGAATGTTGGGATGGGTATAAGGCAGTTGGTGGAAAAATGAAAGATGGTAGAATGGTTCCAAATTGTGTACCTGTAAAAGAAAACATTAAAGATATGAAAAACGAAGAAATTTTAGAGTATGATGTAGTAAACGAAGATGATATGAAATCATTCATTAAGTTTATGAGAGAATATACAAGAGAATTGAACGAAGCAGGATGTCCATGTGTATATGAAGCAGAATATCAGGGTAGAAAAGTTCAATTAGGTAAACCAATGGCCGGTGATGTAAAGAAATTTAAAGTGTATGTTAGAAACGGTGAAGGTAATGTAGTAAAAGTAAACTTTGGCCAAAAGGGTGTAAAGATTAAAAAATCAAACCCAGATAGAAGAAGAAGTTTCAGAGCAAGACACAATTGTGATAACCCAGGTCCAAGATGGAAGGCAAGATATTGGAGCTGCCGCAAGTGGTAATTTGGTAAACCCAAAAAATTTTCGTATATTCTAAAAAATTTTATTTAGATGGCAGATAAATCAATATTCGGTAGGTTACAGAAACTATTTTCAACTAATACCATTATTCGTAAAACCCCAGAGGGTATAAAAGTTATTGATACTGATGAGTATCAATCAATGACTACAAATCTTGTAGACCGTTTTATGAAGTTAAAGGTATCAAATTATGCAGGCGGAGCAGAGCAGGGATTGGCGTATCAACAAGTTCGTATAGACCTTTTTAGAGATTACGATTCAATGGATATGGACCCAATTATTTCAGCAGCACTTAACACATATTCAGATGAGTGTACTGCTAGAAATGAATTTGGTAACGTTCTTAAAATTCATCACGAAGATGATAATATAAAACAAATACTTGAAAATCTTTTTTACGATATTCTTAATATAGAGCATAATCTATGGATGTGGACTCGTAATTTAGTAAAGTATGGTGATTTTTATTTACAACTAGAAATGGCAGAAGGTTTGGGTATTATAAATGTACTTCCAATGTCTACATACGAAATGAGTAGAATTGAAGGATTTGACCCAACCAACCCACAAAGAGTTAAGTTTGTATACGCACCATATCAGAATCCATATAACGCAGTAGGACAAACAGCAAAGAAAGAATATGAAAACTATGAAATTGCACACTTTCGTTTAAACGGTGATGCAAACTTCCTTCCTTATGGTAAGTCAATGATTGAAGGTGCAAGAAGAGTTTGGAAGCAATTATCTCTTATGGAAGATGCGATGTTAATTCATAGAGTAATGAGAGCGCCTGAAAAGAGAATATTCAAAATTGATGTTGGTAATATTCCACCAAATGAAGTGGATAATTACATGCAAAAAATTATCAACAATTCTAAAAAAGTTCCTTTTGTAGATGAAAGAACAGGTGAATATAACTTAAAGTATAATATTCAAAACCTTATCGAAGATTACTATATGCCAGTTCGTGGTAGTGATAGTGGTACTTCAATTGATACTCTTAAAGGATTGGAGTACAATATGATTGATGATATTAATTATCTTAAAGGCAAAATGTTAGCAGCACTTCAAATTCCTAAAGCATTTTTAGGTTATGAAGAAGAAACCAATGGTAAAGCAACATTAGCCGGAATGGATGTTCGTTTTGCAAAAACCATAGAAAGAATTCAAAGAATAATGATTTCTGAATTAACAAAGATTGCAATCGTTCACTTATATGCACAAGGTATTACTGATGAAAAATTAACATCATTTAGTTTAGAATTAACAATCCCATCTAAAATATATGAGCAAGAAAAAGTTGAATTATATAATTCAAAGGTTCAATTAATTCAACAAATGCAACAAACAAAAATGTTTTCTAAACCTTGGATGTATGAGGCTATTATGGGAATGGCAAAAGATGAGCAAGATGATATGACACTACAGGTATTAGAAGATGTAAAACAACAATTCCGTTTAACATCAATTGAAACACAAGGCGTTGACCCGGCAAAAGAGACCGGAACCGAAGCACCAACCAATGTAGAAGAAGAAATTGCAAAAATAAAAGCAGAATTAGATGAAGAGGGTGTTGGTAGACCTAAAGATTCCGTAAGGTATGGTAAAGATGACCATCCAGAGGGTAGAGACCCATTGGGAATTAAAACTCTTAAACAAAAAGAAGGTTCTGTTCAATACAAACCAAGAAAAAATTCATATTTTGAAGTATTTAAAGATATGAATGGTGGAAAAAAGAAGATTTTGACAGAGAATTTGGATAAAGAGTAATAAACCAATAGAAAAATATATTTATATCTGATTAATTATATCAATTGATGAAAAAAATTAAACATTCGAAATTTAAAAATACAGGTTTTATCTTTGAATTGCTTGTAAGACAGATTACGGCGGAAATAATTTCGTCTAATAAATCCGTAGCAGAAACTATTTTAAAAGAAAATTTTAATGGTAAAAAGGAATTATCAAAAGAATTGAAATTATATCAGTATTTGATTAATGAAAAATATAATTCTGAATCCAAAGCAGACCAATTTATAACTACAATTTTAGAAGCTAGAAAAAGATTGGATGAAAAAAAATTAATGAAGGAAAAGTATAACCTCATTAAAGAGATTAAAGAAAAATATGATATTGATGAATTTGTAAAATCACCTGTATCTAATTACAAAGTATTAGCATCCATCTATAAATTATTTGAAGTAATAACAACCGGTGAACAATACGAACCAACTGATATCGTTTCGTCTAGATTTACAATTGCAGAAAATATTATTAACACATCTATACAAAATAAAGACCAAAAAATTAAAGATGCTGTTTTAGAAGAATACAAAAAACAAGATGAAGATTTAAGAGCAGTATCTTACAAATTATTAGTAGAATCATTTAATAACAAATATAAAAACCTTACAACCGAGCAAAAAGGATTATTAAGAGAATATATCAATAATATTAATAATACGGGTAAGTTAAATGAATATGTTTCTAATGAAGTTTCTAAATTAATAGAAAGTTTAAAATCTGTCGGTTCTAAAGTTTCCGATAAAGTTACAAAAATTAAATTAGCTGAAACAATAGCAAACATTAAAAAAATTAAAGCAGCTAAAAAAATTAAAGAGCAACATTTATCAGCAATGATGATGACCTACGAATTATTAAACGAATTAAAAAATGCCAGCAGTAAGTAAAGCACAACAAAGATTTATGGGAATGGTTCACGCCGCACAAAAAGGTGAAGAACCTGCATCCCCAGAAGTAGCAAAGGTAGCAGCTGATATGAAAAAGAAAGATGCTAAAGATTTTGCATCTACTTCTCATAAGGGATTACCAAATAAAAAAGAAGAGAATATCCAAAAGATTAAAGAAATCATTCGTAAAATGGTAAGAGAAAGAATGATTGATGAAATGAACGTAACCGGTAACGTACAAGGATATGGTACTCCACACGCATTTACTAAAAAGGGTGATGAAAAAAAGAAAGGTAAAAAGCAAGCAGATTTAACGGGATATAGTGTTGTTAATGAAAATCGTTGGCTGGCATTAAAACAAGATGAATCATCCGCACAAGCAAAGATTGGTAGAGGTATTTCAAATATCAATAAGCAATTAAAAGAAATGGAAAGATTTCTTAATTGGTATGGTAAAATTAAAAACGAAAGTGGTGTAGATAATAAAAGTTATTGGAAAAGAACCAATCAACATATTTATGCTATAAAGGAAAGATTAATCAAATTAGACCAAAAAATCAGACAAATATCAGAATAAAATGGATATAAAACAATTAAAAGAGCTTATTAAGCAAGTAGTAAAAGAAGAAAGCGATTATCAACAATTGTTTAAACATATGTTAGATAAAACGGGCAAATCTATTCCTGATATGTCTGATGCTGAAAAAGTAAAATTCTTCCAAGCAGTAGATAAAGCTGCAAAAGCAAAATCGGAAGGTAGATTAACTGGATTACCAGAAGAACTAACTGATAAGCAAAAGCAGATTGATGTGGATAAGGATGGTGAGATTGAAGGTTCGGATTTAGCAGCATTAAGAGCTAAAAACGAAGAAAAAAAAAAGTAAATGAGAACCTTGCCATTGGTTTATTATCCGCATTGGGGTCTATAATCATTGGTAAAGTTATTTTTTATTATTTGTATGAATTAGCTAGAAAAGGAATAACATATTTTTCTGGCAAAAAAGAATACAAAGAAGCAGTTAAAAAGGTTTTAGATAATTTATCAGATAAAAAAGTTTCTGATAATATTTCTAAAATCGTAGATTCCAAAAGAGGAATTGATATGGGAACTGCAAACGAAATTGTGAATATGGGTGTTGTACAAAACCAAATTAAAAAAGTGGTTGATAGTGCAAAAGGGGAGATTGACCAAACAGAATTAGAAAACCAACTAAAAACAATCTTAATTAAGTCTTGGGCTGAATTGGGAGATAAGGCGGTTGATAAAGTAAAAAAAGATATAAAGTAAAATGAATAAAGGATTATTGATAGAAACGCATTTGTTTGAAGCAAAACTTGTAAAAGAAGAAAACGGAACTTATTTGGTTTCTGGTATTTTACAAAGAGCAGGTGCACCTAATCAAAATAATAGAAGATATCCTAAACCAATTTTAGAAAGAGAGTGTCAAAAATACAACCAACTCATCAAAGAAAGAAGAGCATTGGGTGAATTAGACCATCCGGATTCTCCTGTTATCAATCTTAAAAATGTTTCTCACAATATTAGAGAAATTTGGTGGGATGGTGATGATGTAATGGGAAAAGTAGAAATACTTTCAACACCTTCAGGTAATATCCTTAAAGAATTATTAAAGAATAACATTCGTTTAGGTATTTCATCGAGAGGATTGGGGTCTGTAAAAGAATTAAATGATGGCACTGTAATGGTGCAAGAAGATTTTGAATTGGTAGGTTGGGATTTCGTATCTAACCCATCAACTCACGGAGCATTTATGGCACCTGTGAACGAATCAAAGCAATGGAAAAAAGTTGCAGAAGAATGTGGTAAGTGGTGTAAAGCACAAGATTTGATGAGAGAAATTATAATTGAATTAAACTAATATGGCAAAGTTAATAAATTTAATACCAGGTAGAGAAATTCAAAAAGAAGATTTGGATGATATGGATACTGCATTGCCAGGAAAAGTTGAAAGATTTTTAGATAGAGCATTGCAAGTTATTAAATCTTATAATCTATCAAGAAGAAAAGAACAATATGTGATAGCAAAATTGATAGATGCGTTGGGAATGACACCATCGGATTTACAACAGGCGGTTCAAAGATTAAAAAGAAATAAAATTGTAAAGAGATAACTATGATTAAATTAAGAGATATATTAAAAGAAACAGAGGAGTTTCAGCAATTACCTTCTGAAATAAAAAAACACTTTTTAGAAATTATTTCTACCTATGGCCAA